TCTGCTGCTATGTAACCGCTTGAAGGTTGAGCACCAAAAGGTGTAAGCGATGTATTAGTTGCCTCAATATCTAATCCAGGATGACCTTTAGGCAATTCAATTTCAAGTACATTTCCACCTCTAAAAGTAGATGCAACATCATATTCTTTAGATGTTGAAATAAAAGCATTATCTCCGATAATATCGCCAACTCTTGCATTAGCGTAAATATCTCTTGTAACGCCACGATATACCGTTGTTGGTTGGACTATAACGCTGCGTTGAATTACGCGTTTAAGTCCTTCTACATATTTTCTTTGAGATGAATTTAAAGGTTCTGGAGTAACATCATCAGGAAAAGCAAAAAGATTACCGCGTAATTTGGCTTGTTCTGGACCTACTACTCCTTGGACATAAGGTGCAACAAAGTCATTGTATTCTTCAATAGATATACGACTTGCAACTTCTGGAGTACCAATTTCTGCGCCTGGAGAAAGTTCAATATTTCTAGGCATTGGATAAGCACGACCAGAAGTACGCTTGTAAATTTCAGATGCACTGATTACTGGCATAGCCGAGGTCGCATAGCGCTCTGCCATATCTTCAGTAAAGTTCATCGCCATAGGGCGTGTATTATCTAAAGCGCTAATTGGCGCTGGTGAACCATGGTATAAATACTCACCAGTTGCGTATTGGAATACATCAATGGCTTCTTTATACTGTTCATCAGTAAGTCTACCCATGCGATATAAACGCTCAATGGATTCTAGGAATACATCAAAATCTTGAAGCGCTCGCTCAGATGCAATAAGCAAAGATTGTTTATCTGCAAATTCGCTACGCAACGCTACAGAATCCTCACGCAATCCTTGTGCTACAAGTCTGCGGTCTGTAATGCGTTCAATATCACGAACACGATTTGTGTACCAACCTTTAAATCCTTCTCGGTTAATATCACCAAGTGCCATAAGTCCATAGCCTTTAGCAAGAATAGATAAACTTGCTTCACTTAGGTTACGAATAGTATAACCAAGACGAAGAAGGACAGAGGCTTTCCAAAGGTCATTAAGAACACCAGTGGTGTATCGCCAAGAATCTGGGTCAGTAATTTCAGATGCGCGATTTAAGGTATTAAGCACGCCTTTATTCTTTTCAATAACACGAGAATAGTTAGCGAGGTCTACCATAGGTAGCGCGTTAGCGCCTTGGCGCTCTAGGTATGGAATCTTAAGAATTACATCATCGCCAGTCATTAAGAACTTACGGTCTTTAATCATCTGTCGCGCAGTTTCGCGGCGAGCCTTATATTGACTCCAGATAACTTGACCAGCCTCATCGCTGATTCCAAGTTTTTGATTAATTAAAGATATAGATAAATCTTCAAATGATTCAACAACGCGAGCGCGAAGTTCTGGAACTCCACCAGATTGTATGTAATCATTAAGATGGCGTTCAACTACAGGATTTGCTTCATCTCCAACAATACGGCGTAATAAAGTTCCAAATGCTGTTAATTCATTATATGAATCAGAGTCGTTAAGATTGATATAACCTGATGGAGTTTCTTGGAAAGAATCGCCAACTTTCTTCATACCAAAATTTACTACTGCTACAAGAGGGTGATACTTAGTTGGTTGGAAATATCCAACGGTTGGAAACTTACTTGGCTCGTTTAAGTCAACACCTTTGACTTTAGCAGCACGGCGCTCGGCGCGGTTCATAGCCATCTTTTCAAAGGCTGGCTTACCAAATGTACGCTTAGTTAAAGCATTGCCATTTACATGTAATTTATTTAACGCTTGGAAATATGAATTGTTGTCAAGATTTGCAACATAATCACTGGCTGCATCAAGGACATTAATATCATCTACGATTCCATTGGTAGGAACTCCGTCAAGAATCATCATGTCAACTTTAGATACATCTTTTGTTTTATCAAAAACAAATGCTAGTTCTTTACGCTTTGCAACAAGGCGAGCCATAGCCTCTGTATCTCCCAGCGCTGTGGCTGTAAGCACATCTGCTACATCATCTACAGTATCTGATTGACCTAGCAAGTAAGATAAAGTGTCTGCATCGTTAGATGCTTGAACCAGTGGATGTTGGCGAATTACAGTTTGGTCACTCTTAGCCATCCATGAAAGCGTGTTGTAAATCTCTCCGCCTTCTTCGCGCCCTTCATTTATTGTTCGGGCTAATGCTACTGGTGACATAATTTGCACATTGCGGAGAGTGCGAGGCATAAAGAAATCTTTTGCAAGGGTTGCAGCGTTTGCATCACGCGCTCCCATAGGGCGAGTTACTAATGCCTTACGAGCAAGACCAACGCCTTTAGCAAACTTGCCAAGTGGGTCTGTTACTGTGGTAAAAAATGTGTCAATAGAACCACTGAGTGTGCGTGCTGCCCAATCAGTTTGAAATATCTCACGGTCTTTTGCATTAAAAATATCAAAATCGCCACGGAAAGATTCTGTGCCTGGAGTTAATTTTGCTGTTAAATATGAGATTGCTTGACCTGGAGAAATTTGGTCACGGTTTTCCCATGACTTTTTTGTATCACCAGTAGCAAGGGCTGTTACTGCTGCAGATAATGGCTCACGAAGGTATCTACCACCAGTTTCGTAAGAAAGCATTGCTGTTGGCATTAAAACTTTATTGAAAGCAAACCCTACTGGTTTGCGAATTGGATAAGATGCTGCTAAAACTGTAGAGCGAAATGTATCTCCTGCTATGTTAAACGCATCAGAAACCCAGTTTTTATCGTTTGACGAAACAGTAGCAAGGTCAAACAATAAAGTTGGTAAGCCAATCTCGTTGGCAAATCCATTTCCTGATAGTTTCTTGGCTGCATTACCAAGCGTTTCGCTAAAACTCATAATACGCTTTTTAAATACCTAACATAGTTTCGGAAAGCATTAGAAGTTTGTGGAAGTTCTGCCATTACTGATAGATATGGAAGCGCTGCACGCATGCGGTCAGCATCTTCTCCTGTGGCTGTAGCATCATTGGCATACATGGCTTCTGTTCCCATGGTTGCCCCAGTGCGTACATCTTCGTCTAATCTTTGTGTTCCAGCATTTAGTGGCACAAGTGGTTGAGCGCTATCGCCTCTAAATGGGCGTTGGCTGGATGGGGATGGCACATTTGAAAATGCAGGATTTTGACCTTGCATTTTTGCGGCAGTTTGCATTTCATAAAAATCTTCCGCATTGTCTATACCTGCTGCATATCGCGCAGGTTGTCCGCTAGTTCCAGCACCGCCTGTGCCAGATACTTGGAAATTATTTTTTGCTTCTTTTGCCACTTTCCCTCCCACTTAAGTTCGGATTTAAATTTTATTGAGCAGTTTTAAAACATGCTCAGGTTCTTAAATTACTTGCTGCGTGAACCGCGAGTTCCGCTTGGATTGCTTGAGAAATATGTCTTGCCACCCTTTGAGGATGCCTTCTTAGCAAGCATTGGCTTTGCTACATTTGGCTTTCCTGCTGAACCTTGGTTTGCTGGCTTCTTGCCTGCTGCCTTCTTCATTTTCTTCATATCGTCACCTCCCTACGCAACTGGTAGTCGTCTTACGAGGGAAGCCTGAAGATTAGGTTCACCTCTTTGAGTTAAACTTGCTAAAAGCGATTGAACATCAGGTCTACCACCAGGAGCAATTTGTCCAGGTGCTACACCTTGCATACGACCTGTTGCAGACATACCCATAGGAAGTTCGCCCTCACCTGGAGGGACCGCACCTGGTTGCCCAATCATGTCGGGACTTACTACTTCAGGGGTCATCGCACCAGGTGGGGGATTCTGAGGCTGGAACGCATCAGATACTGCTCTTTCAATAGAGGCACCTTTTTGGCGTTCATTTATGACGGTAGATAATTTATACAAAATATCTGATGGGTCTTGTCCCTGTGAAGCAAGTGCTGGAATTGCTTGTGCGTAAGATGCGATTGCTTGTTTCATTGCATCGCGTAAATCTTCGGTATCAACTTTTTCTTCTTCTTGGGTTGCATTGAAGGAGAAAGGCATCTGACGGCGTAGGAAGTCACGGGAAATTAATTTATCTCCACGAGCCTGTAGACCAAAGACCAATGCACGGTTTGGGTCAAGTCCTGCCATCAAACCATACTGAACATCAACAGTGTAGTCACCGTCAATGTCGCGTGATGGTTTATATTTAATTGCGTATGGAACTCCATTGCGTGTACCACGGAGTTCTTTTTCCATAGTATCAAAAACTTTTTCATCAATCTTAAGTGCAAGGCTAAGAAGTTCTACAAAGGCACGGGCAAACATTGCATGGGCTGTTTTGATTTGTGTATCAAAGCCACCCATAAGGGCTTGTACGCCACGACCTGTAACGATAGAGGCATCAATGTTTCCTGTACGAGATTCAGGATAGCGAGAACCTAGACGAAGTTCTCCCTCAAGTACCTGCTGTTGTGCAAAAGCACCTGCTGGTATCTCAATAGGCAATCTGCGAACATCGCCAGGTCTGTCAGTTCTAATAACAGCATCTGGTCCAAAGGCTAACTCATTTACATCTTGAGGGGCTACAAGGGGGGCTTGAACTGCTTTAGTAGCAGCCTCAAGCGATAGAAGTGCGTAACGAGCCTTTGCAACTTGAATTGCAAGAACATCGTCAAATTGACCCCGCGCTTGACCATCTAAGGATGGTCGCTGAACAACGCGTATAAGACACTCGCCAATTGGATTAGGCGCACGGTCAATAACAATATTGTTTCTTGATGGAACAAAGATGATGTCTTGGTCTTTGTCATGATAGCGAACAATCTCCATCATAGAAGCAGTTGAGTCTTTGTCATATAGTAGATGGGCATACTCTGGGTATGCGCTCATTAGTTCTGCTAATGACTTTTTAATTCTTTGGTACATGCCATGTACTTTTCCAAATCTATCAATGATTGGATAGCATCCATAAGAATCTAAGAAACGGATGCGTGGCATGTTGTGTTCTAAATCAACTTCAACTTGAGCAGGTACGAAACCATAGGTTACATAACGGTCTGCTGCGTTAAACATTTGAGTTTGCATGTCTGAGAAATCAATAATGCCGTTAACGATTTCTTCTCGCTTATCGGCTTTCTTGCGTTCTTTTTCAGACACCATAGATGGGGAATTACAGTTAAATGCGGGTAGTGGCGCTATAACTTCAGATAAATCACGAGCCGATATATCCACCATGTTTGCAACGATTGGATTCTCAAATGGTCCATCTGGGAATAAATCTGGGAAAACATCGCGCATGCGACCCTTACGAACAAGAAGTACTTGTTCCATGCGGGTGTCACGGTCAGAATACATTTGACGGTAACGGTCATAATTATCTTTAATTTCGTCTAGCGAGAGTGGCACACCCACCTCCTGTTCTAATAGATGTCGCTTAGTGATACGGTGTATTGCTTTGATTTGTCGTATGGAGTATGAAACATATTTAAACTGTTATGTGTACGAGCAAAGGTTCTTGCATTAGCAACACGGTCACGACAGCCAAGTTCAGCAAACCAAAACGCCATCACGGTATCGGTCTTTTGTGATTTTGGAGAATCTGGATACCAAGTGATGAGTTGTTCAATTAAACTTTTAATACCTTCTGAGGCGTGAGTTGATGGGAACTCAATGAGTGCATCTCCATCTTCCCAACCATGGAATAGTGTCGTCAGGGATGCAACTCCGAAGTTCGTGTCCCATTTGTTTTGACCCGTATGATGTTCTCTTAGGGTCGCACCCCGTGACGAAAGGTATTCGCGTACCTCACGGTCCTGAGTTAACATTGTTTGAAAAGCATTTTTTTCAATACGCCACTCAGAAATTTTGTAGTCATCAGTCCAGTCTTTGATTAAACTTCTAATCTCATCTGGCTTCATGCCTGGTTTGTTTGACACATCTATCAGGTATCGTTTCTGAGTAGAAATATCAATGGCTAGACATACGGCTGCGGTGTAACCGCTACCTGCAGGGTCTAAGCCAGCAATAACAATAAGTCCATCCATGCCATTAGGT